GACTACAATCTGAATTATTACAACCATTAATTACTAGATGTTTTAATATTTTATTAAAACAAAATAAATTTAGAGAAGTGCCTGAGTTCTTACAAGATCAAATGATTGAAATTGAATATGTATCTCCAATAGCTAAAGCTCAAAAAGCTGGAGATCTATCTTCTATCATGAGAGGAATAGAAGTATTTGGAGCTATTCAACAAGTATCTCCAGTATTTGATTATTTAGATGTAGATGGATTAGTTAATCATCTTAAAGATGTAATTGGTTTACCAGCTAAGATCTTAAGATCTAGAGCTGAGGTAGAGCAAATTAGAGAAGAGAAACAACAACAAGCACAGCAAATGCAACAAATGCAAGAACAAATGCAAATGGCAGAGGCAGCAGGTAAAGCAGCTCCAGCTATTAAGGCGGTAGCTAGTGAATGAAAAAGATATTAAGCAATTAGAAATAGACTATAAAACGACTTTTGGATCAGAGAGCGGAATAAGAGTTCTTGATGATCTTAAAAAGAGATGCAGCTATCATACCACTACTCACATTAAAGGTGATAGTCATGAGAGCGCATACTTAGAAGGAGCAAGATCAGTGGTCTTGTTTATTAAAAACATGCTCAACAAGAAGGAGAAATAATGTCGAGTGAAAATCAAGAGGTAGTAACACCAGAAGTATCAAATGATAGTTCTATGTTATCTGGAGATCCTAAAACAGAAACTCCAAACACAGATTGGAAAGCTGGTCTTTCCGATGAAATAAGAGGTGAAAAATCTTTAGAGAACATTTCTGATATAGAAAGTTTAGCTAAAGGTTATGTTCATGCGCAAAGATTAGTAGGTTCAGATAAAATTCCTGTACCTAATAAATTTGCTACAGAAAAAGATTGGGATGAAGTTTATAAGAAATTAGGCAGACCCGAAACTGCTGATGGTTATAAATTTGATGTAAAAGATGTAAACCAAGAAGGTTTAAAAGCTTTTAAAGAACAAGCTCATAAAATGGGCTTACTTCCACACCAAGCTAATGAAATGGTTAAGTGGTATCAAACCAATGAGACAGCAACTAACGATGCTAAAGATCAAGTTGCAGAAAAAGCAAGAACAGAATCTATTACAAATCTTAAGCAAGAATTTGGATTAGCATTCGATCAAAAACTTAAAGCAGCTAGCGCTATGGCTAAACAATATGTTGCAGCCGAAGTATTAGATGCACCAATGGCAGATGGTTCCAAGTTAGGAGACAATCCTGCTATTATAAAAGCTTTTGCTAACTTAGCTGAAAAAATGGGAGAGGATAAATTTGTGAATCCATCTGGACCAACTTATATGACTCCTAAGCAGATAGATAAACAAATAGGAGAATTAACAGCTCCAAACTCTGCTTACTGGGATAAAAATCATCCCAACCATCAGACAGCGGTTGATGAGGTTTTAGCTTTACGAGAACAAAAAGTTACTGTATAGCTGAAATATATTTGGATAATCGTAAGACCCAAGTTGCCACTAGGAATAGACTAGGATCCAGGAGATCTTAAATCGAGGAGCGACCCGTAAGGATAATCATCCGACTTAACAATAACAATAACAACTAACAATAAGGAGGGTTCTCTTATGAGTACTCAAATTACTACAGCATTTGTTGAACAATACTCTTCAAATGTTTCTATGTTAGCTCAACAAATGGGATCAAGATTGAGATCTGCTGTTGATGTTGAATCTGTTAGAGGGAAACACGCATTCTTCGATCAAATCGGAGTAACTGCGGCACAGGTACGTTCTACTCGACATGGCGACACTCCACAGGTAACGACTCCTCACTCAAGAAGAAGAGTGGGTCTTGCAGACTATGAATGGGCTGATTTAATAGATGACTTAGATAAAGTTAGAATGTTAGCAGATCCAACAAGCTCGTATGCGAAAGCAGCTGCGGCAGCGATGAACAGATCAATCGATGATGTAATCATTACTGCTATAGGCGGTCAAGCGCAAACGGGTGTAAGTGGTGGAACTAACCAACTACTTCCTAGCTCATCTAAATTCGCAACATCTGCGCAATCAGATGGTATGACTATTGCTAAACTACTTGCAGCTAAGCATTTCTTTGATGCTGGCGATGTAGATCCTAGCATTAAAAGATATATCGTATGTGGCGCAAAACAAATCCAAGACTTACTTGGCACAACTTCAGTAACTTCTGCTGACTTTAATACAGTTAAAGCATTAGCATCTGGACAAGTCGATAGTTTCTTAGGGTTCCAATTTATAATGTCTAACAGACTAGCGTTAGCTAACACAGACGACAGACTATGTTACGCTTTCACTCAAGACGCTGTTAAACTTGCGATTGGTGCGGATGTTAAGGCTAAAATCTCTGAAAGAGATGACAAGTCTTACGCTACTCAAGTTTACTATTCTATGGCACTTGGTGCAGTAAGAATGGAAGAAGAAAAGGTATTCGAAATACCTTGCGATGAGTAATCACTAAATTTATAGGCGGGAGCAATCCCGCCTATATTTAATTCAATAAAAAAAATTAAAAGGAATTATGAGCTTATATAAAAATATAAACGCAAGAAAAAAAGCAGGAACATCAAGATCAAAAAAGAAAAGCACAATATCAGCTAAAGCATATAAAAATATGAAAGCTGGTTTTCCAAATAAAAAGAGATAATTAAATGGCATCAGTAGTACAAATTTGTAATTCAGCATTAAGTCAGTTAGGCGCATCATCTATAACTGCGCTTACAGATAACTCAAAAAATGCAAGACTATGTAATGAAAGATATGAGACAGTAAGAGATGCAGTTTATAGATCACATCCCTGGAATTGTTTAATTAAAAGAATTACTTTAGCTCCAGATGCAACAGATCCTGATTGGGGTTTTACAAAATCATTTACACTACCCAGCGATAGCTTAAGAGTTTTAGGCATTGATGCTTACGATACAAATTATAAAATTGAAGGAAGAAAAATTTTATCAACGGAGTCTGCTATTAAATTAGTTTATATATCAAGGGTAACTGATCCTAATGAAATGGATGTTTTATTAAGAGAAACAATATCAGCAGCTCTTGCAGCAGATATGGGCTTTGCAATTACAGCAAATTTACAAACAGCAAAATTATTTAACGAAAAATATGTAGCTAAACTTTCTGAGGCTCGACATACAGACGCTAGCGAAGGTTACAACACAGATCAATCACTTGGACCAACAGATCAAATTCAAGCTGATGAATTTATAAACAGCAGGTATTAATGCCAAAACAACTTATAGCAGTTCCTAGCTTTACCGCTGGGGAGCTTTCCTCTCGTATGCAGGGAAGAACAGATTTTCAGAAATACTTTAACGGGTGTACTCGATTAGAAAATTTTGTTGTATTACCACATGGACCCGTAACAAGACGACCAGGCACTTATCATGTTTCTAGTATTAAAACAAATACTGCTAAAACAAGATTAATACCTTTTGAATTTTCTACTGAACAAACTTATTGTTTAGAAGTTGGAAATCAATACATAAGATTTTTTAAAGATAATGGTCAAATAACTTCTGGTGGATCTGCTTATGAAATTTCTACACCTTATTTAACAGCAGAATTATTTGATATTAAATTCGCACAGAGTGCTGATGTTATGTATCTTACACATAAAAATCACGCTCCTAGAAAATTATCAAGAACTGGTCATACATCCTGGACTCTTACCGAAGTTACATTTACTGATGGACCATATTTAGATGCTAACACTTCAACAACAACATTAACTCCTGGAGCAACTGCAGTAGGCACTGGAGTAAGTTTAACTGCATCAAGCTCTACTTTTGTAAGTACAGATGTTGGAAGATTTGTAAGCCTTTCAAATGGTCATGGTAAAATTACAGGATATACTTCTGCAACTGTTGTAACTATAGAAATTTTAGATGCTTTCGATAATACTAACGCAGTAGAAGATTGGAAGTTAGGAGCCTGGAGTGAAACAACTGGTTATCCTGGTTGTGTATCATTTTTTGAACAAAGATTAGTTTTTGCATCAACAACTAATAATCCTCAGACTTTATATTTTTCTAAATCTGGTGATTATGAAAATATGACTAGCGGTACAAATGCTAGTGATGCTATGATTTATACAATCGCGTCAAATCAAGTTAATGTTATTCAAGCTCTTAAAGCTACAAGAACATTAATTGTTATGACAACAGGTGGTGAATATTCTGTAAGCTCAGGTTCAGCTCAGGATGCAATAACACCTACTAATATAAATATTCGAAAGCAATCGAATTACGGAAGTGCTGGAGTAGATGCACTATCGATTGGTAACGCTACAATCTTTCTTCAAAGAGCGAAGAGAAAGATAAGAGAGCTAGCATATAATTTCGATTCAGATGGTTATCAGGCTCCAGACATGACTATCTTATCGGAACATATAACGGAATCTGGCGTTACTCAAATGGATTATCAGCAGGAGCCTTATTCCATAGTATGGTGTGTAAGAACCGATGGAGTGCTAGCAGGTCTTACATACAATCGATTAGAGCAAGTAACAGCTTGGCATCGTCATATATTTGGCGGTAAATCTGATACAGGTAAAACTATCAAACAACAGCAGATTAGTTTTACTTCTAACTCAACTAATGTGAATACTACTAATAATACAATCACATTATCAAGCCATGGCTTAGCCACTGGTGATGCTGTTTATTATTATGCAGCAAGTAATGCTATTGGTGGATTAAATAACTCTAGTCTTTATTTTGTTATATCTGTAGATGCTAATACAATTAAATTAGCAACAACAGCTACTAGAGCAAATGCAGGTACAGCTATCAGCTTAACCTCAGCTCCTGGTTCAGATACAACACAAAAAATATTCCAGGGTATTAATATTCATACAGATATAATTTATTCAGCTAATCATGGTTTTAAAACTGGAGATATAGTTTATTATGATAATACAGGAACAAGCATTACTGGATTAGCAGAAAATACAAAATATTTTATTGGTAAAGTCGATGACAATCAATTTCAACTTTACACTAAAGAAGATTTATTAACTGAGGTAAATATGACAGCAGCTCATACCTCAGAGCAAACAGATAAAATTTTAACACATTCTAAAGTAGAAAGTGTTGCAATTATTTCTGGAGACGAAGAAGATCAAGTATGGGTTATAGTTCAAAGATATATTAATGGTTCTACTGTAAGATTTGTAGAATATTTTACCCCTTTTGAATTTAATGGAGATCTAACAGCTTTTCATTTTTTAGACTCAGGATTAACTTACAATGGAGATCCAACAACATCTATTAGTGGACTTACTCATTTAGAAGGTGAGAGTGTTTCTATTATAGGAGAGGGAGCTGCACAAAATAATAAAACTGTAAGCTCTGGAGCTATAACTTTAGATAATGCTGCAGAAGAGGCTACAGTAGGATTACTTTATACTTCAGATCTTCAAACAATGAGATTAGACGAAGGCTATCAAGAAACAACACAGACTAAGGTAAAAAGAATTTACGATTTATCTGTAAGGTTTCATCAGACAGTTGGAGCAAGTGTTGGACCCAATGCTGATACTTTAACTGCAATAGATTTTAGAGATAGTTCTTCTTCAATGGATTTACCCGTACCATTATTTACTGGAGATAAACATATAGAATTTGATGCAGATTATGGTACAGAAGGATTAGTATATATAAAACAACCACAGGCGCTGCCAATGACAATCTTAGGTATTTACCCAAGATTAGAAACTGAAAGTGTCTAAAATAGAGATTGTACCTTTTAAAAGTGAACATGCAAAACAAATCCTAGATAAAGGATTAAATGATGTTGCACTTGAACTTCGACCCGAACACAAAAAGTATGTGGTCGAAATTGAAGATATTGGTATGTCGTTTACAGGGTTACTCAATAATCAACCTATAGCGGCAGGAGGTATCTGTTATCTCTGGGATGGCGTTGCCGAGGGGTGGGTCTTGGCATCGAGGGATATATTCAAATATCCGATTTTTTGTGCTAAAACGATTAAACGAAGAACAGATCTTTTAGCAATTAATAATAAAATTAACAGGATTCAAACTGCTGTAAAAAGCGATTGTGATCGAGCAATCCGCTTTGCAGAGTGGTTAGGATTCAAACGAGAAGGTTTAATGAAAAAATATGGTCCAGGTGGAACAGATCATTATTTATACGCAAAGGTTTATTAATGTCA